GGCAGCCGTAGCGGCGGCCGTGGATTCGGCGCGTAGAAGCCGGGCTTGTCGGCAACGGTCGTGAATCTGTCGGTCAGCCCCGCCACCGTTTCCGCCGCCGAGCACGAGAAAGCCATCGCCGGCAATGACCCGCGCAAGCCGGTCGAAAAGATCGATTGATCCGTCCAATGGTGGCCCCGTGGCAGCCGGGGCCCGGAGGACTGAGCGCGTGACGGTGACCCAGCCCCACCGACAGCTGGTTGCCACGGCGCTGCTGCGGGCAGTGTGATTCAGATCACTCATTTGCGGAAAGGAAGCGGCCCGGGCCACGCCACCCCGAGGGAGAAATTGCAACAGCGTGGCCCGGAGCCTGAGGGGCTCGCATTCGCCCCCCGAATGGAGCCCCACCGTCACCAAGCTGTCACGGGTCTGCGGCGGACCGAGTGATGAAGATCACAAATAGGAGGAAGCTTGAAACACGAAATCCACCGTCTTCACCCCTTCTTTGACGGCTCCCGCTATTGCGGCGCGCTGCTCCGCACTGTTCACGGCTGGGACGCACACGACGCCGCGGGCAGGAAGATCGGCGATTATCCCGAGACCCATGAGCGCGAGGCAATAACCCGGCTGCGCCTCTAGGCCAGCGAGCATTCAACGTGAGCGTTTTAGAGGCCCGCACAGTGGCCCTCCTACCCCTAGCCGCCGATCTGAAAACGGACCAGCGGCCATTTGTGAGTCACTGTAGCCCCATTGCGTATCTGATAACCGATCCAGCTCGGCAATCCCGCTGGGCGCTCCATTGGAGATTTATTTGAATGGGCAATATCAAAGACGATCCGGCTTATGACCCATTCCCAAAGTCGGGTCTAATCAAGGACTATGAGCCGCTAATCCGCGACAAGGTTGCCCAATTCTGCAAGCGATACCCGCGAGCCAATCGCGACCATGTGTTTAGCGAGGCGGTACTTCTAGCTCACAAGGCCCTTCAGAGGTTTGACCTTGATCGGGGCTATAAGTTCGGAACATTGCTAATCCTTTATCTGCGCGGTCTCCCGAAGATGTTCGAGGAGGAGACCGGCTGGGGTCACGGCGACCCGTCGCTGGAGCTGGAGCAGCAAGAACTTTCGCCGACAGCGATATTTCCCGCCGGCGCGAACTGCACTCGTCTGACTGTCGATCTTTGGGATTTTATTGAGGATGGGCGCAAAGGCGCCGTGCGCCCTGGCCGCAGCAGAAGCTATCAGGATTGCGCATCAGGCTTGTGGGCTACCTTGCCCGGTTAGCACGCACGTTGTGCGTTCTCAGCTAAACGAAATGCTCGAGGACAAGCCTCCGCGCTCATGGCGGGCTGATGAGCAATTGCTCTGGGGAACTTTACCACCTGAGATCAGGGGCGTTATCGCCCGCCGAGAGCGGGAGCGAGACGTGGCACTAAGACGACTACAGAATAGACGGCACAACGGCGCCGAGACAAAGCCCGTTCAATCAGAAGGAACAGACTAAAATGACAATTCGCAAATGTGATGATTCGGTCAAAGATGGCCAAGGTATCGACGGTTCACTCGGCCAGGACTACAGCCGCCGCTACCGGACAGACCCCTGGAATTCAAATAGAAAAGGCAATTATCTAAGCAAACAAGGGGCCGGTGCTTATCGGGACCGCGACGCATCCTTTCTCAGGAATAGGTTGCCCGATGAGGCCAGCGCGCGATCGCGCGACATCTGGGACGATGTCGAGGGCCAGAGCAGCGACAGCACCAACCGAGCCGTTCGCTCGCGGGGCCAGCCCTGATATGGGAATGGCAGCTGAGAAGGTCGACACTAACGCGGCAAGCCAGGCGGAGCTTCAGCGCGAGGCGTCGCAGGTCTGCGGCAATCAGGGTTATGCCGAGCGCATCATCGACCGGCACGTCAAAGCGCTTAAGGTAAGTCATCCTGATTTGCCCGAGGTCAATCTTGCCATGACCGTGCGCGGCACCGCTCCCGGCGGGTGTGCCTGCAAGGTCGCGTTGCACGTCCTATCGGAGGAGCTCGCCAAGCTGCAGCTTGAGGAAAGGCAACGGAATGGCACTGTTTGAAAAGGGACATAACCCACGGCCTACCGGCGGGCGCAGACAAGGCGCCCGCAACCGTATCAGCACCGCATTGTTGACTGCGTTCGCCGAGGACTTCGAGAAGTACGGCGAGGAGACAGTGCGGATTACGAGGATAGAAAAATGCCCATTGAGTATCTGAAAATAGCAGCAAGCCTATTGCCAAAAGAGTTCGAGACTACGGACTCCAGATTGCAGGGGATTGACGATAGTGAACTCGAATCTCTCATTGAAGCCGTCAGACAACGACGAGCTGCTATTGGCAGCACTGAACGCCGAGAAGGCGAGGCGCTTAACTGAGGATCGGCTGCGGTACTATAAGCCGTATCCAAAGCAAAAGGACTTCCACCACGCCAAGGCTGGCGAACGTTTGCTGATGGCCGGCAATCAGCTTGGGAAGACCCTGGCAGGCGGATTCGAGGCGGCGATGCACGCCACTGGTCGCTATCCCGATTGGTGGCAAGGTCGTCGCTTTGACAAGCCTACGGTCGGCTGGTGCTGCGGTGTGACGGGCGAAGTCGTCCGCGACACCGTCCAAAAAGTCTTAGTCGGACGGCCTGGTCAGATCGGCACGGGTGCTATCCCGAAGGACGCAATCGGCGACCTGGTAAGCGGGCGCGGCACTGCCAACCTGATCGACATCATCAAGGTGCAACACGTCAGCGGCGGGACATCAATATCGGCCTCAAATCGTAATGTCGGGCCGAGAGAAATTCCAAGGTGAAACGCTCGACTGGATCTGGCTCGATGAAGAGCCACCGGCCGATATTTATACCGAAGCCCTAACCCGCACGAACGTCGGCAATGGCCCGGTGTGGCTGACGTTCACTCCGCTGCAGGGCGTTTCGGAAGTGGTGCGGCGTTTCCTGCATGAGAAGGAAGCCCGCGTTAAGGGAATCCCGGTTCTCGGCTCAGGCCGGGTTTCCGAGGAGCGTATTGCCATAGAGCACCGGGACATTCCGGCACATTGGCCGCGCATCGGGGGCCTCGATTTCGGCTGGGACCATCAAACCTATCGCGTGCGCGAAGCAACGCCGATCATTCACTCTGGCGCTTTACGCTCATGGGGCAAGGATCTGCGCTGGGCGTGGCCGCGAGACGGCCGCAGAGAGACGCTGGAGGGCGCCGGCGTAGCCCTTGCCGAGCAATACAAGGAACAGGGCCTCGAGATGCTCTGGGAGCACGCGCAGTTCGAGGAGGGCAGCGTCAGCGTCGAAGCCGGCCTGATGAAGATGCTCACCATGATGCAGGCGGGGCGCTTCAAGGTATTCAAGCATCTCAACGATTGGTTTGAGGAGTTCAGGCTTTACCATCGCAAGGACGGCAAGGTCGTGAAGGAGGGCGACGACCTGATGAGCGCGACGCGCTACGCTGTGATGATGCTTCGCCACGCCCGAACAACGCGGCAGTTCGATAGCTTCCGGCGTGAGCTTCAATATCCCAAGCAAGTATTCATATGACCGAACTCAAACGGGTGAGGATCAGACTGCCGAACCGCGAGGGGCTCGCTATCCAGGCGCGATAGAGGAGGCACACTACAACGTTGATGGGGACACCGTAGTGCTCACCGACCGCAAGGGCGTGCCGATAGACAGGCTCCAGCTCTCGCGAGAACTAAAGCCCGGGCAAGACGCGCATGGCATCGCGGCCCTTCTCTTGCGCCAGTGGAAGCGGCCGAGGAGCACCGACTTCAATCGGCCACTGTACTACGCGCCGCTGAAATATTGATTGTCGGCGGGTTTCTACCTTTTCCCGCCGATTAACTGCCGGGGGTGTGCGTCCATTCCCCCGGCTCTTTTATTAAACCGCTACCGGGGGCTCCGACCGGCAGCGGCGGGGCGGCAATTGAGTGCCGGATGTACGCGCTCGGCGCCGCCTTCATTTTTCGTGGAGATTTAGGGCACGTGGATCGAACGTATGACAAGTGGTAGACAACCGGATGCGCAACCGCTATAGTTCATCGTATGGAACGGGTGGCAGTCCCCTCTGCCCCCTCCATCGAGGCAAAACCCTGGTGGATGAGTTATTGGCTCTGCTCATCCATCGGGGCCCCTTTTAGTTGGCGTTGTGTGATGCTTTCAAAGCCCGATTATTTGGCGAACGCTCGCGAGTGTTTACGCTGGGCGGAAGAAGCGAAGAGAGAAGCCGATCGCGAAGCCTTAATAGAATTGGCGAAGCTCTGGACACTGCTCGCGTCCCAAGCTTGTAAGAAATTGCGGTCGTCGGAGTAGTACGGATCATCGGTTTCTTCGTCGCTCCAATCAGGCATGACGGGTGTGTGGAACTTGGCGTCAACTCAATGCCGAGTGTGACGATTTAACGGCCCCCGTCGCCCGCCGCGGTATCTGAACGAAGACGTTTGTGTTGAGGGAACGGATTGCAGCGCGTCGCAAAAGGCAGGATTAGGTGGCTGAAGTGTAATAGGGTTGAAATAGCAGTCCTGAGCCCCTGCGGCAGCCTGCATGAGATCGAATATCGCGATTAATATCAATGAACGCGTGATGGCCTTTGTCATCATACCCTCGATTTCGGCTGTGAGAGCACAATAGCACGCAGCGGACTAGCGAGGGGCGGCGCTGGCCGCTCGGCGCGCCAGCCTAGAGCGCCGCGGAGGGGGAGTCGCAATGCGCCGTGATATATCGATGATGCTCATTCCGCTGCCCCTAGACGGCGGTCTGAGAAGTGGCGGTCGGGTGTTTCCAGCGCGCGGCCGCTCCGCTTAAAGTTCCATAGCCGACATGTCGCGTCGAGTTTCCCATGCGCTTCCCCTTTGCAAATCTTGGGAAGCGGCGCGGCCATCATAATCGACTAATTCCTTGAGATAATTGGTAGAAATCTAAAGAGTTTTATCTCAGATGACAGCAGATTGAGCTGCCGATATCTGACCATGGCGCGAATGTCCGGCGCGAGCTGCACATGCTTGCGCGGCCAAGCGTGAAGGCACCCAGCCGACCCGCCGCGAGTGTGTTGCCAAAGGGTTTAATTTCGGTTGCGGAAAAGGAACGCGTTACCGCT